TACCTTTGGTTTATATCCTAAGTATTGTGAAAGTGCTATCACATTCTCAATATCATCAGCATGAACCATTAATGATTCTTTTAAAGTATCATCAACATAATATGAAAGTGAATCACCAATAAATGATGCCATTTCAATGAATAACATACCTGGTGATGATTCGTTAAAATCAGAATATGTAGTTGGGAAATAAGTTTTAGAAAACTCAATAAGGTTATTTCTAAAATCATTAAAATCCTTATTAAGGTATTTTATATCCTTACCCTTATTCTTAAAGTTCTTTGATGTTTTTGTAATTGCCATATCTTATTATCCCTGTACAGTAAATGTTAAAGTTTCTAAATTGATATCATCTCCGATTCTAAATTTAATAGAAACATTAACTTTATTATTATCTCTTAGTTCATCAGTTGATTCAATATCAATTTCCTCTGCTGTAACATAAGGTAACCATTGTTCTAAACTTTCGTTTATAGTATCTTCTATTCTACCTTCTAAATCATCCACATTCGGTTCGAACAATAATGATTGTAACCCACTTCCAAATTCGGGTTGTAAAATACGTTCTCCCTTTTTAGTAAGTAGTAAATTTTTAATATTTGATTTAACCTGATTTTTGGTTAGAAAAGATTGTTCAAATGTATTCTCACCAAAAGTTAATGGTAAAGTGATACCAATAGCATAGTTTGAATATGCAGCGGTATCTTTAACAATTTTTCTACCAAGCTCAACAGCCATAATCTATATTACATTCCTGGTCTCCAAGGACCTTTCTTTTTATCAATTGCCTTCATTAATTGTCTATAATCTTTATTTAACAATTTATCCATTCCGGCATTACCAGTTTGAACTGGTTGTTGTCCGTAACCCATTTGTTGTGCTATATTTGATGCACCTAATGTATGTGTATCATTTGAAGTGAAAGACATAGTTCTATAATCTTCACCAGTTGATTGTCTTTGTTGTGCTGAAAATGGTTGTGTTTGGTTTAACACTTCATTAATAGCTGGATTAGAACTAAACTGTCTTTGTGGTTGAACTGGTTGTTCAACTACATTCTCATCCATAAAAGAAGGTTCTTTTGTTACTTTAGGTTTTTTGATAACTTCTCTTAATTCTTTGTTTTCTTTCAACAATTTAGCCATCTCCCTCTTAACACCTTCTTTAACTAGCTTTGGAAGAACCACTTTGATTTCTTCTGCTACTATGATTTGTATTGCTTTTACTAATTTGTCTGTATCCATTGTATAAAATGTTTTCCTTTCTATATAAATATTTGTTTTGGGTTTTTTCGTTTTTTACTCACACTTAGTTCCACCCATTTTTATTTGTTCTTTAAAATCGTTAAGAATTTCATTAATATCCTCTTCACCAACATCATCTACCACATCGTCTGGTAGAGTTGAATCTACTACATTATCAAACCCAGTATCTCCACCCAATAAATCATCTAAATTAGGTTCATCTACTACATCAAAAATACTACTATTATCGGGTTGTTCAATTACAGGAGGTTCACTACCATCTTCAGATGGAAAGTTGATATTTGGAATTGGAATAACTGGTGGAATCAGATATCCAGTCCAAGATATAATACCTGGTGCAGGAACGGGCGTTGGTACGCTGGGATATAATGATGTGGTTTGTATAAATCCACCAATTGAAAATAAATGTACGATTGCAGCAAGAATAAACATACTAACCATAATTTCCTGCTTTTTAGCTGGTTTTAGTGGTGGATATATTGGCCAAGTACCAACATTAGTTACAATGTTAGAATTGACTTGTATATTTTGTATTGAGCCCGGCGCTGGTATAAGTGGAATTGGGAATGGTCTCATTTGTGCACCAGCCCAATATGCTTTTACACCATTTCCAAATTCATTTACCAAAGAAAAATCCGAACCGGGCGGAGATGCTAACCCCTTTAATAATGCTGCTTTAAAAAGAGTTTTCATTATTTCCACATTACCAGTTTGGATTGATTCTAAATTGATAAAATCCTTTCCTCGTTTTACTGCGGCATCATATTCCTCCGCCCAAATAGTTGCTACTTGATTAATATCCAAAGATGGATTTCTATTTGGATTGGTTTTTCGTATTACGTTTCTTTTGAATAACTCCCAAGACATTATGATGTTTTATTTAAAGTACTTTTTATTGTATTTAATTGCCCTTTAATTTTTGTAAATGTTGCAATATTAACTGGTGGGCTAGTTTGACCTGATGGGCTAATTACAGTTAAAGCTTCGATTCCACTAATTAATTCAGTTAGTAGTTGTACTAAAGTTTCTCCCCTAACCAAAGATTCTAAATCTTTATTTCCTAAATTAATGTTACCATTACCACTATTGATATTCACATCTCTATCATTTGTTGTAATGTTTATATCATCATTTACATTAGCTTTAATACCAAATTTATTATCAATCGATAACTCACCATCGGAAATAAATCCATAATTTCCTTTGGAATAAAAAATCATCTCTGAAGATTTTGCTGAAAATATTAATCTGCCTGAGTTAAGTAAAATTTGATTTCCCTTTAAATCATTTGGATAGTTTTTAAATGATTGTGGTGTAGTTTCAAAATCAGTTGAACCATTATCATCAACATTACCAGGTTGAAATGGTAATTGATATTGATTAGAACTTAATAAAATAATACTATCATCTCTATTTACATCTTCTTCAATAATTACATTATCTGGTTTTTGTCTACTTAAAGGAGATTCACCATTTCTTAGAATTAATGTTGGTGAAAATGAATTTTCTGGATTATTATATCCACTAAGTCTAATTGATTGCCCAAATCTACCTTGAAATAAAGTATCTCCTTCATATAATTTAAGTTTGTGAATACCTTCCTCAGCACCAAAGTAATCACCAAAACCATCAAAATCATTTACACTATTTGTGTTTGAACGAGTAATTCCAGTACTACTTACTTTAGAATAATTTTTTGATTTATTTCTAGTATCAGTTTCTTGAGTGGCTGGAAATAAACTTGATATCAAGTTTTCAGCGTTAGATGTGTTTGGTGATAATCCTTTTGAAATCTGAGTATAAATGTATTCACTGCCTAACTTTTGAATAAAAACAGTTTGATTTCTAAGTGGTAGTATGGTAACCGATGAATCTAATGGTCTAGCAAATATTAATTCATTGTTTTGAATATCACTTACTAATCTACATTGAATAGAACCAACATCTGCTATTGTTCTTCTACCCTCTTTTATTTCAGGATGGTTCTCATCTAAAATAACAGAATATACAACAGCTATATCACTTTGTTTTTCAAATATATCTCCAACAGTAGAAGCTGCTTTAGCTACATTCCATAATAAGTTACCACCGAAAAAACTCATCTTACTTTTCTATTTTTTGTTTTAGTTCTTCAACATCGGTTTCAATATCATCCATTCTACTAACTTCATCTTGAACTTGTTCAATCTCAGCAAGTAGTTGTTCTCTTTCTGCTTCAGTAAGGAAACCAGTATCTCCTTCTGATTTTTGATTGGATACGATAATTCTTTGTGCGATAGTTGCTAACTTAACCAACTGGTCATCGTTACGGACTGAAGTATCTATTAAATCTTTTATGATTGGACCTATAATTCCCATATCACCCTTATGAGAAACCATTTTTCTCATTTCAAAAATGACTTCAGAAATGTGTTTCTTTTTATTGATTTGGTTATTATAGATATCCTCAAACAAACCACTAAGGTTTTTGCCTGGGAATAATTCGAAATCTGTTGACATAATTAGTTTATCAATATTGTGTTCAATATATAAATATCAATAAACGAAAAAGTGATTTATTTGTTCTTATAGAAGTACTCAAGAATATCCTTTTCCAACATATAATCCATTACGAAATTATCTCCATATTTGATACTGGTAAATGTTCCACTATCTTCATCGGTGATTTCTATCACATAATCTATCTCATTGTAAGTTACTCGATAACTTTCACTTTTTAAGATTCGTTGAATACTTCGGTGTTCATCGGTTCTCTCAACAATTTCCTTTCCACTTAAATCAGGAACATTCAAAAGTTGAGTTACACATTTAGCATAATTTGTTTTAAGAGTATCAACAAAGTAGATTTGATTCATCTTACTCATTAAATACAATCTTTGTTTGTTATCTAATCCACCAGCTTTGAAATCACCAGTAAACTGAATGATAGGTAGATTAAGTAATGCTTCTTGCGTTTCTTCTCTTAGAGTTTTGAAATCTACTTTAGAATGTATTTGACTTGGATAGTTGATATCCCTATCAAATGGTAAAGATAGAATATCATAGTAAGTGTAGATACCAACTCTTTCTTCTATCTGCGGTGCCATAACTACTCTTTTTCAGTTGCATACTTTACACCCATAATCGTACCAACGATTGAGAATGCGTTAGTTAAGAGAATACCAAACATATTACTCCAAGTAGAACCAATGATTTGTGTATCAGTACCAGAAACCAATGCTAATCCATACATAGCAGTTGTAAGAACACCAACTCCTATAATCACATAAAGTGCAACTTTAACAATGGTACTGATTAGTTCGAATTGGGTTTTCTTTTGCATTAGTTCCAAATCTTCTAATGCTTTATCTTTACCTTCTTCAGCTTCTTCTTTGAGTTGGTTTGCCTCTTCTAATGCTACTTTGAGTTCTTCCATCAAAGCATCATTTTCTTTTTGTTTAGCAACTAACTCTTTGTTTTGTTTCTGAACTTGTTTGGTAACTTGTAATCGTTTTCTTCTTGCCGTAGAATCTTTTTCTTTACATACTTTAAGGTACTCTTCAAACTCCACATCACCTTTTGGTGCTTGTAGAATTTTTAGAAAGTTACCCTCAACATAAATCTTTTTCTTTTTGGCAACTTCTAACAATACATCTCTTGTATGTTTTGTTATTGGTATCATTTATAAACTTTGAAAGGATTTGTTCTATCCAAATATCCTTTGTAATCATTTCTAAATTCTTCTAATCGAGGCTCGATATCATCTGATTTGATAATCCAAAATTGTGCACCTGCTACCTTTGCCTTTTCAATTTCTTGATTATCATCTGAAGATGAGATAATACCAATCACACAACCATTACCATAATCAAAGTTGATTTTTCTAACCAATTCGATTCCATCAAATGAAGAACCGATGATATTCAAATCAACGAATACACATTCGGGTCTTTCACCATTTGGGTCGTCAGGAAACCATTCCTTAAATTTTGCATCAGCTTCATCAGAGGAGTTTAGTGCCTCCAAAGAAAGTGTGATATCTAAGATACTACAAGCATCTTCAAATACTAAGTGGAATAAATCTTCATCATCCACCAATAAGATTGAGTTAATCATTTCGTTCATTTTATTTTGATTTTTAATTTTGTACCAGAATCTAATTTTTCTGCAGTTATTTTGAAACCATGTTCTTTCAAAATTGCGATACAAATATTTAATCCCAATCCTGAGCCTCCTTCCTTTTGTCCTTCTTTTCTCGTATATGGTTTAGATAATTCTTCAAATTCTCTTTGAGTAATACCTCTACCATTATCCTCCACACAAAGTGTAGAATCATTTTCCATATAAATGGTAACCATCTTTGTACTACTATCATTGTACTTTAATCCGTTTCTGATTAAGTTATCTATCGCAGTACAAAAGAGTGGTTCGTTCACTTCTATTGTAGGCAACCTTTCTATTTTAACTTGCTTTACATATGATGTGGAGGATAAGTAGTTTCGTAATATCTCTCCCAAATTATGTTGTTTCATATCGAGTTGTACATCCTCTTTAACCAAGTTTGTAAACTCTTTAACCCCAGCATACACCTTTTGTGTATGTTTCAATCCTTCCTCTAACATCTTTAGAGGTGAATCAATTTTTAACTGTTTAATCTTATCTTCTGATAATCTTCTTCTAAGGGATGTTAATCCTCTTGGCATGTAGGTATTGATACCACTATGCATATCGTGTCGGAGAATCTTTGCAGCGTGTTCTAAATAAGAGTTCTTTTGGTTTACCATAACTTCAGATTCGTGTTGGATTGTGATATCTGCTGCAATCTTTAGAACTTTATCATAAGTTCCATTTGAATTCTGAATAGGTGTGTAGTTACCAAATAACCAAACCGAACTACCATCTTTCGCAACTCTTTCAAACTCACCACTAATGGTTTCACCTCTTTTTAATTTTTGCCAAAATTCGTGGTACTCTAAACTATCAGCATAATCCTTTGTAACCAGTCTTCTATGTTGTTTGTGTTTTAGTTCTTTTTCACTATACTTCATTGCGTTACAAAACTTGGAGTTTGCTTCTAAAATGTACCCGTCCATATCCAGCATTACCACCAAATTAGATTTATCAATTGCTGCTAATTGTAAATCAATATTTTTTTCTTTTAATTTTGTAGTACGAATAAAATCATACACCACATAAAAGAAAGGTGGCATAAAGGCAATAACACAACCATAACCAAACTCAGCAAGGAAGTAAGTAGGTTCACACCATTTCATTACTATACAAGTTTGTACAATAAAGAAAGTGAGCATGATAGCGCCAGATACGCCTAAACATATTTTTGCAAACCTATTCATTTTATTTTATAGTTCAGATTTTCTTAATCCTAACTTTTCAAATAAAAATTTAGATGGACAAAATTTAGTCCACACTCCGATTTGCAACATTGTTACAACAAATAATACTATCCACCAATTATGTAGTAGTATTCCTGATAATAGTACGAGAGACATTAATAAGTAAACTGCTCTCACCGAACTCCAATTTTTCATTACATTAGTTCTATAAATCCAATGAATGCAACCTTGATTCTAATCCATAATCGTTTATAAAGAGGTAACGATTTAAATTCTTTGGTATTGAAAATATCTTCCAATTCCATATTTGTATTTTTAAAGGCGGGTAATGTAACTTTTTGTTACAAATATAACTTATTATTGATAAATATAAGTTTAGTAAGAAAAAAATTCATCTTCATCAGAATCATCTCTGATTTCACCATAATCTAAATATTCATTCAGCATTCTCTTTTGGTGTTCTTTCATTACATTTACAACTTTAGTAATATAATGAGTTTTACAATCAGTCATTTCTCTGATTAAAAGATAAAGATGTTTTTTGTTGAAGTTTTCAATGTATTGACTTCTTCTGAATAATTCTAAGATAGCATCTGCGATTTGAATATCTCTTTTCTTTGTAAATACTTTTGTTAGATTCTTATCCCAATATTCTAACATAAGTTTTTTAAATTCTGCAAACTCACTACCCTGCTCTTCATCATAGAAGTTATCTTCTGGATTCCAAGTCTCAGGCATCTGAGATAGTATATCGGTTTTCTTATATCTTTTATAATTTGAATTGTTTGTAAGTATTAAATAGTTTTTAGCAACGATTGAAAAGTAAGAGAAAGCTCTTCCTTTATCTTCTTGATACATATGAATCTTTTGTATCAACATTGCCACAACTTCTTTTTTAACATCTTCTTTAGATACATCAAAGTAGGAAAACTTAAATGTATTTAAAACATTTTCAGCTAATTTTTCGAAAGGATATTTTATTCTCTCAGAATAAATTTTATTTCTTTCATTTGGGTCTGTACATTTATTATACTCTATGATTGCTTCTTGAGCAGCTGACCCAAAATATATTTTTGATTTCTTTTTTCTTGGTCTTGGCATTTTATAGGTTGTTTTTATACTTTTCAATAGTATCTTTTAACTCTTTGAAAACTACACCAACCTCATCATCCGATTCAAACGAACCTCTGATATCAATCTGCCTCATTTCTTCCAACATCTTTTCTAAAGTGTTGATAGTTATTTCATTTTGAACATCCATTTCATTTATAGTATCTTCAACTTGTCTAATTAATTGAGTTCCTCTATAAATGAAAAAAATATTTGAAAGTGTTAAAGTTCCTATAATGATGTATAATATGTAAATTGTTTCCATGTAGTTAAAATATTTTACTAATATACGAAAAAAAATTTATAATTCCAAATTATGCTTCACCTTTTTGTCCCCAATAAGGAAAATGGATTAGATTCATAGCTTCTTTTTCTTCTCTAACTTTTTCTGAAAGTTCTTTTAATCTTTCTACAATTCTACTATCTAACCTCTTTGGATTTATTAATTCTTCTTCTATTAATTCATCTACTAATGATTCTAATATAATTTCCAAAGTTGTTATTTTTTGTTCTAATATGTATAATTTATTCATTCATTAGGGTGTAAGAGAACCAGTTAACTGATTAACTGCTTCCATAAATTCTTTAAAATCTCTATCTGATTCCGTTTCGTAATCTAACTCACCAAACGCTTTCTTTACAGATTTGTGATGATAACCCATTGCGTGTGCCATTCGAACACACATAATCTTATACTCATAAATATTCATATCATCAGGAACATCGAATGAAATGTTCTTTGCTTCCCTATTTAGGGAATCTTCTGATTCGTAACTAAAAATTCCCATAATTATACTAATTTATATCCTTTATCTAAAAGAGGTTGTGCTTTTTTGTATTTAACAAATTCCATCTCTCCATCAGGTGATTGTAACATTACTCTTTCGTTTCTACCTGGTTTCTTTTCTTTTTTGATTTCAGCTGTGTATCTTCGTAACGGTGAGTTTACATCGATACCATCGATTGAATCGATTAATCTTTGAGCGGTGATACATTCGAATAATCCTAAATCATTCATAAACTCTTGCTCATTTTCCCAAGTATCTTTATCTGAAGAAAA